TTACGATTATCAATAGCATCTTGTCTATCGATACGTTCTACGTCTTGCATTTGGTCACGTAGGAAATAATACAGCTGAGTCATTTGCTCTACAGGTGTTTTGTCTGATTCTTTGCACCAGCATGTAAAACAAGTCTGCATGAATTGATAGTTATCTATCATTCTTTGTATTTTCTTTTCTGTGAGTGTCATTAGATTTCTTTCTGTTGTAAATCTTTTTTGACTGCACAACCTGTTTGCCTTGCCTGTTCATAAGCATAGTACGGGCAATACGGTTGACTGGTTTGATAGGATCCATTTTTATCTCTGTGTTGCTATGTATTTTAGAATGTTTAACATAATAAAGAATAGCAGTATGATGATATAGATAGATCCAAATAACATATTTAGTTTACCGACACATCATCATGTTGGATTTCATATTCAGTAATATGTTTGATTAGAGCGACATCCTCAATGATACCACAGTCTGCAAGGATACTTGTAGCTTCATCTACATAGTCAGCTTTGATCACAATCACTCTTCCTGTTTGACTAATAAAGATTTCTTTGTCGTGTGCTTTTCCGACTTCTATAAGTAATGGACGTTCAGCACCTACAATTGGATCTGTTAGTGTGAACTCTACGGTGTTATACACGATAGCACGTATACCTGTAGTGTCACTGTCACGCCATTCGTTACCATTGTCATTAGACATGTTTCCAAATCCTCTTCTCATGGACTGCTGCCCATTGACTTGCGTTTTGTTCGGCATGTTCAAAGATTGTCCAATCAACATCATCACCACTGTCGTCTGCATTAGCTTTTTCTGCATCTGCAATAGCAAGTAGTCTGGTGTATACTTTTGATTCAAACGTATCTTTACGTGCGTGTGGGTCTGTGAATATACTCATTTTACTCCTATGCGTGTTGTCGGTTCGTCTAAAAATTCTTTGAGTGTCCCTCGTTATTGTAAGAGACACACAGATGTTTGTACGAGATTCCCCGAAGGATGCACAAAGTGCCCCTCGAAGGGGGACTTTTTGCGATGAAATTAACAAGCGCCTCTGGTGCTACAAGGTTAACTAAGACCGAGCACACAGAGTCGCTATTCGAAACTGGCGAGATGTGGGTGTAACAGTGTGACTGGGATGCATCACCTATACGCAGTTTAATTTGTTACAGAGTCCCACTCGACACAGTTGTAGCTGTGCCACTACCCTCGCAAGGCAGCATTGCAATTTGAAGATGCGTGATCTGTAATATAGACCACGACTAGTTGTATTCCTGCTGTACAGGCAAACCTATGCTTCCATAGGATACTTTGAGTATGTAGCACTGAACACCCGAATCTGATTCTGCGATGTGCCCCACCGTGGTTATTAATCCATCGTGCTTAGGGTTCTTTTGAAGACGCAGTACGTGTACCGCTTGTTGCATTTGTATTAGGACTACAACCAGATCCTGAAGAGAGCAGTCAGGTTAACCACAGAGGTCTGCCTGACTGCAATATTAGAACTGCCCTTTCTTCAAGGTACAATGTGTTCTAATAGAAGGGCATCTGAGTCATCCCATAGCTTACCACATTACTTTACATAATGTACATACAGGTTTATCATCCCTGTAATGAAGAGAGCAGATTAGTGTCATGCTCAGGACATAGAACTAGAACAGATCGCTAGCTGAACCTTGAACTTCTGTTGGCTCAATAGAACCTACAGCTTCAAAGTCTACACCGTTGCTAGGTGCATATACGATATGGTCTGTGATCTGTACAGCAGTAAGTGAACTACCCACGCCTTTACGACCAGCTACATCATATGGATATTGGAACACAATGACATTAGCTTTAGAGCCATTACCGATTGTAGTAAGCTTATCCATAGGTGTTAGGTCAGAGTTTACTACACGTACCTTACCGTTGTCTTCACCGTTAGCTTTATGTGCTTTACGTTTAAGACTAGCAGTGAACATACCTGTAGCGTCTTTGACTAATTCACCATCTTTCCTGCGGAAGTTGATATAGTTATCCTCAAGTTCCTTGACCTTTGATTCGTCAGTAGTAGCAATCTGTAGCTCATACTGTTCAGTACCAAAGGGATTGACAGGTTTATCCAGTTTAGGATAGTTGATAGTTACATCAGTGATCTTGAAATTACGTACTTCTGTTAGCATGGGATATTACCTTCCTTGCTGTTGATTGTGACACAGGATGTGCCTGAAGAGAGCAGTTATATCACACATACTCAGGTGTGGGGCAGGTGTCAGTTCCTACCACTAGGCCGTTTAGATCTTCTGACGTTTACCTAGGTCAGTCCAATTTGAGGACGCAGCTTGTCTGCGGCCTTCTATAGTTATTTGAATGCTTCTATGATTACTACAATCCAGAACACAGTAGCAATTGTGAACACCTCTTTGTACCTTAAGTACCAAGGTTTGTCACCGAATGTCATCCAATGCATTAGAGATAGTAACCCATATATAAACAAAGTTAACAGAACAATAGATGTAATCATGTTAGCTCCAATCTACAAGAGTTGTTGAGTATACTATAACACCTGTAATGGTTAGTATTACAAATGTTATAATAAAGAATGGATGTGAGTGACTCATGAGTGCTGCAAGAGAAAAGAAGAAGCCTATGAGTGTCAACAAGAGACCGAGTACAGTCATATTATTCTCCTAACTTTTTGTTGAGATCATGTATCAGTGGTACAATACCTATGAATACAAGTGTTGCTATAGATGTTGCTAGGCATACAGCAACAAAGGCGAATACGATATCAATATAGTCACACATTGATTTGACCTTTCCAGAATACAGTGATTACAACAGTAACCTCTGAGTTAGTGACAACATACAAACCTGTTCTGTTATCTATGAATGTGAACTTGTTGTTAGGATCAGTTCTGTTAGGCATCTTGTTGCCTGTTTGTAAAGCAATGAAGATATCCCGAACAGATGCTCCTCTTTGAGCTAAGCGAACCTTAGCATGTTTAGTGATATGCATGACAGATCCTTTCTTAGATCTTTGAGTGTGATGAGAGTGCCCCTAAGGACACTCATTGCTCTTTAGCAGCTAGAGCTTCTTTATGTGTGAAGTAAACGACTCCATTGACAACATAGTAAGTCATGTAGTACTCCTGTAGATATGATAACATGATTGTTACCATCTAGAGGACTCAGCTTGTCTGAGGCCTAGTATAAGACACTATAAGAGTCTATAAGTACTTAGAGTATCTATAGGATACTTATAGTAGTATAGTAACATTCTTAGGCCTTTTCTATAAGGGGTATATACATTGAAGCATTGTCCTTCGGTACTCTCATAGTACACTCCCAGTACCCACCATCTGGTAAAGATCTCAGTAAAGGACTACATATACCCCTTATAGAGTATAAAAGGTTGTTTAATCCCTCTACAAGGCTCTGTGAGTGCCCTTAGGGGTACTGAGAGTAGGTGTAGTACTCAGAGAGCCTAGCGGCGACTGAGCGAAGAGAGAAAGATACTATAAGTATCCCGAAGGGATTCAAAGATATGATTGAATGATTAAGAGTACCCTGATTGATTGAGGGGGCTACGAAAGTAATCAGGGTACTTATATATATTGTTACTTTAATCAGGCTTACTCAAAGAAACACTTATAAACAACCAGGGGTACTTAAACATATTCAGGGGACAACCATAGATATGAACAAAAAAGATATAGCTAAACTAATTAAAGAAAAGCAAAGAAGGTCTAGACTCAAAGACTATGAAGATAACTTCAGTAGATTTGCACAAGAACAAATACAAATTGTAACAAAAGATGTATCACAAGGCTTTGTACCATTTATATTTAACGAAGCTCAGAAGATAATTACAGAAAAACTGGAGAAACAAAAGAATGATACAGGAAAGGTTAGAGCAATTATTCTCAAAGCTCGTCAACAAGGTATCTCGACATACTGCGCTGGACGAGTCTTCTGGAAGAGTTACTATACTCCCTATGCGAGATCAGTTGTCATGGCTCATGATTCGGCTACGTCAGATGCTCTATTTAATATGTCAAAGAATCTTATCCGTAACATGGAGGGTGATCTTGCTCCTAAAGAAATACGTAGTAATGCTAAAGAAATTATTATTAACAGTCCCGCTATGGCTGATAAAGATGCTACTGCTTCTTATCGATTATATACAGCGGGGTCTCCAGAAGCTGGACGAGGCACTACGCCAACTATAGCACACTGTTCAGAAGTAGCTTTCTGGCAACATGACGAAAAGATCCTAGCAGGACTCTTCCAGGGTATCTCAAGTGCTGATGGAACAGAGGTTATCCTGGAGTCTACAGCTAATGGTGCTCAAGGAGAGTTCTACAGGCTCTGGAAGGGTGCTGTAGATGGTGACAATGAATACCTACCAATCTTCTTACCGTGGTATATTACACCGGAATACACTAGAGAACCCCCAGAGAACATGGAGTTAACAGTTGAAGAAGAAAAACTACGAGATAAACATAGCCTTGACAACGGACAGATCTACTGGAGAAGGCTTAAGATTGCAGAAGGTGGAGAACTCAAGTTCAAACAAGAGTACCCATCAACAGCTGACGAAGCGTTTATTATGTCAGGATCTAACGTCTTCAACCTGGAGCGTCTGGACGCACTAGTACCACAGTCCTACGAGAGAAGGTCTGAATGGGATCCTTCATCTAAAATGTTTGATGAAAACAAAGAAGGTTCTCTGTACATATACCAGTTCCCTGATTGGGATTCACCTTATGTTATTGCTGCTGATGTTGCCCTGGGGGTAGGTCAAGATTATTCTGCTGCAGTTGTACTAAATAAGAATTATGAAGTAGTTGCTCATTATAGGAACAATAAGATTGATCCATCTATGTGGGGAGATCTACTGTTTTACTTAGGGAGATACTACAACAATGCTTTGTTAGCTGTAGAATCTAACTCTATGGGTATTGCTACGTTACAGAAACTTGACAGTATGGGCTACATAAACTTATACAGACAAACTAAAGTAGCTAATGTATCTAAAGAAGAAGGTGTACGACTAGGGTTTAGAACTACATCTGCTACTAAACCTGTCATCATAGCAAACCTAAAGAACCTTATAGAAAACGAAGAGTTGTTAATACCTTCTGTTCAAATCATTAAGGAACTTAAGGATTATATATCTACTGATACAGGTAAAACAGAAGCTGCTCCTAACTGTTACGATGATTCAGTTATTGCATTAGCTATAGGATGTGAAGTACTACGGACCCATTGGGATAAACTAGGTACCTCAAATGTATCCTGGAAACAGAAACTATCTACTATTGAACAAGTGGACACAAACTGGCTGTAAACATATAGATACTCTTACTACCACTACACACACGGATAAATCGTACTCAAACCTATAGTGGAAGCCAAACAGTAATTTAATCTAAACACTATTCTGTGTCTTAATCCATATACCCCTTATAGAACATAAAGGATAAAAGGGTCACTAAGGACCCTAGAGTTCCGCGTTGTCCTCATACGTCCGGTGGTACGTAGCGGAAATACCACCACTTATTTTATATACAGAAAAAATAAAAAGCAAGAAAAGCTAAACAAAATAGGAGAAAACTATGTTGTTATTTAAAAAAACCTGGTTATTAGAAGAAGACTATAAATCAGGAGATTCAATTGATATTTATCACGATGGTTTTGGTCGTATGCATGTTGAACGTCACGTGTCTCCAGAAGAACGTGAGTTTATCCAAAAGAAAAAACGATTAAGACTTCTTAAAGAAGAAGTAGAAACTTTAGAAAAAGAAGTATCATAACGGAGGTTTGTATGCCAGTAACAGTAGAACAATTTCTTAAATGGAAAATATTACCACGTTTAATGATGCTGGCAAGTACAGTAATGTCTTGGCGTTGTGCTGAATGGTTTATGGAACTAGATAATCCAACAGGAGCACAGTCTGCTTTTGTGTCTGTTGTCATGGGTGTTATGACTGGTGTATTCGGAATCTGGATGGGCCATGAACACAAATGATATGGTCTCTTATTTTAACTGCTTGTATGCAAACTAGCTGTGTGAATCAAGAAATACAGTGGTTTGAAGATAGACAAGACTGTGTAGAATTTAAACTACTACACGAAGAATTACCGAAAGATGGTAATTGGAGCACTGTTGAATATAAATGTAAACTGCTCAATGGAGTAGAAACATGAAAAGTCCCTGTGTAAACATTTGTACTTTAGACCCTATGGGAAAATATTGTGTTGGTTGTGGTCGTACTATAAGCCAGATAGTGGAGGCAGGTAATGCTACATATTCCATACGACCATCGAAGGAAACAAAAAAGAGTTAAGCCTTATAAAAGCCCTGTAGTAAAAAGCGGAGAAGAAGAATGTCAATTGAAAAATCAGGAGAAACCTTCTCCGGTTACAACAAACCAAAAAGAACTCCCAACCATCCCAAAAAATCCCACGCTGTCCTTGCAAGGTCGGCTGGTAAGGAAAAACTAATCCGGTTCGGTGAGAAAGGCGCAAGCACTGCAGGTAAACCAAAGGCTGGTGAATCTAGACGTATGAAGATGAAACGTAAATCATTTAAAGCTAGACACGCAAAGAACATTGCACGTGGTCCTTTAAGTGCTGCTTACTGGGCAGACAAAGTAAAATGGTAGGAGAAGGAGATGGCTGTTAATGAGGCAGGAAACTACACAAAACCGACCATGCGTAAAAACCTGTTTAACAAAATTAAAGCGGGTGGTAAAGGAGGTCGTCCAGGCCAATGGTCGGCTAGAAAGGCGCAGATGCTTGCTAAGCAATATAAAGCAAATGGTGGAGGCTATCGAGATTAAAAATGAGAAAGCCATCGCAAAAAAGTCTGAACAAATGGACTTCTCAGAAGTGGCGAACCAAAAGTGGTAAAAACTCTACTCAGGGTCCATTGGCTACTGGAGAGCGTTATATGCCAGCTTCAGCTGTGGGAAGTCTCACGGCAGCAGAACACGCTGCTACCACTAGGGCTAAGAGAAAAGCTACAAAAGCAGGAAAACAATTTAGCAGACAACCTAAAAAGGTTGCAAGCAAAGTAAAACGACATAGAGCGTAAACCCAGGAGTGGTAACATGTCTAGATTTATAGAAGAAACACACAAACAAAAAGAGCCTAAGAAAGCACAGGCTCCGTTGCCAAAAGCTGGCGCTTACTCTGTAAAGGAATTAGAAAAGGCTAAGCCTATTTATTCCGGTACCGGAGGGAAGAATTAATGGATAAACCCCACGGTTATAAAGAAGTTGTTAGTGATGAGCAACTTGTCAATCTTGTTGAGTCGGGTATACAAAACTCAACTGGTGATTGGTTAAACTCATCAGAACTAGCAAGAGAGCGACTAAAAGCAACGTATGAATATGCAGGTGTTGCCGACTTTCACCTAGCACCACAAGGTGTTAGTTCTATTGTCGATACATCAACTACTGAAGTTGTTGAAGCATACACTGCAGTATTGTCTGATTTGTTTCTTAGTAATCAGAAGTTAGCACGAATGATACCCTATGATGCAACCCCTGGGGCTATCCAGGCAGCAAAGGATGCATCAGATCTAGTCAACTACTGTCTATTTAAAAAGAACAACGGATGGGAACTTATTCAACAGTGGATGAAAGCCGCTTTGTTGTGGAAGAATGCTGTCTGTCGTTGGGGATATGTAGAGGATTACGATTACGTATTTGAAGAATACGAAAAGATTAGTCAACCAAACCTTGACGATCTTCTTGCAGATGATGACGTTGAGATTGTGGGTGATCTACAATTTGAAAATCAACCGGAAGATTTCTCTCAAGAAGTTGAACTTATGTACGTTGATGTTCGTATCCGTAAACGTATTAACAAATCTAAGGTTAAGGTTGAATTAGTTCCACCAGAAAACTTTCGTATTTCAAGGGACGCTACAACAATTGATGATGCATCTTTTGTTGGTGTTCAAAATGAAATGACACGATCAGAGATTCGTAAGTTCTATCCAGAAATGGCTGATAATATTGATGCTTGGGATGAACTAGGTGATGAGTCTTGGGTTGGTGCATCAAAATACTCTCAAGATATCGCAGCCCGTAAACAGGTTACTGGTCAGGAATACTATCAAGGATCTATCCAGCAACAAGCTATCCCACTAGAAGCAAATAAAGAAGTTATTGTAACTGAGTGTTGGCTACGTGTTGATCGTGATGGTGATGGTATTGCAGAACTAAAACACTTTATTATTGCTGGTGCACATATCCTTCATGAAGAAGATTGTGACTATATCCCACTAGCTTCTATTGTTCCAATCGATATTCCATTTGAATTCTATGGACTATCAATGGCAGACTTTACACGTAGTTCTACATTAGCATCGACAGCTATCCTACGTGGCTTTGTAGAGAATACATACCTCACTAACTATTCGCCTAAACTAGCGGATCCAAATGTGGTAGACTTCTCTGCACTGCAAAATATGAAACCAAAACAGATCATACCAACTAACGGTAGTCCTGTAGGTGCTGTACAACAGTTACCTCCAGAAACAATCTCAACTGGTACTGTACCACTTCTTGAACATCTGCAGCTAATAAAAGAACAAGCTACAGGTATGTCAAAAGCTGCACAAGGCCTCAATGATACTCTTTATGTGTCAGGAAACTCTGAGCAAAAACTAAGTGCCGTACAGTCTGCAGCCCAAAAGCGTATTCAACATATTGCTCGTAGGTTTGCTGAGACAGGCTTTAAACGTTTGATTATGGGTATTTATACAACTATGCATAAAAGCATGAAAGGTAACATACCATATAATATTGGTGGAGCTTATGGATCAATTGATATGTCAACACTTCCATCCCAGATGGATGTAGAAGTGATGCTTGATATTGGTGAAAACTCTAACACATCTATGATTTCTAAGTATAGTCGTATTGCTGCAGAAATATTACCAGCCCTACAACAACAGGGTGCAGGTATGGTTATTAAACCAGAAGCTTCTGCAGTTCTTGCAACTAAACTTATTGAAGCTATGGATGTAGACAGTAATGATTTCTTAGTAAACTATGATACAGATGAGTTTAAAGAAAAAGCAGCACAGGCTATTCAAAGACAACAAGAAGAAGCCCAAGCTCAACAAGCTCTTCAACAACGTAAGATTGAAGCAGAAGCATCTCTATCGGAAGCTAATGTTATGTACACTGGTGCTCAAACAAAGAACACACAGGATGATAACGCTAAACAACTTGCTGTGTCAATTGATAAGCACTTCCAAGAATGGGCTGATTTACAAATCAAAGCAACAAAGGAAGGTGCGGAGTTACCACAACATCCTGGGTATGATCAAATCATTATGTTAGCAAGGCAGATCCTAGCATCTCCACCGCAACAATCACCAATGAGTGATCAACAACAATAAGGAACCTAATGGAAAAATACCGTAAAGCAGCTGAGAAGAAGCTGGGTAATAAAAAATCATATGGTAATCATAAAGTTCATCCCGAAGAACTAGCTAGGAGTGCTCATGTAAAAGGGCATTTCGCAGCTAGGGAACGGGATGAGTTTTTTGATGAAGTATATGGAGAGGTCTTAGTAGACTTCTTTATTGAATGGCTCAAGACGGAGCCGCATGAAACTAAATCTCGTGAGTTTCTCTACTCTTCTGCTTTAGCACTTGGTAGTGTTAAAGAGAAAATGATGAGCTTTGAGATGTACGGGAAAAATGTCCCGCACTTACAGGAGGACAACAATGAGACCAATTGATTACGAACAACTAATTAAAAACTACAAAGATATGATTAACACACTAGAGTATGACTCTATGCGGAGTGGTGGAAAAGCAAAACTTAATTCTACTGACTTAACCAATATGCATAATCTTGTAGAACGATATCAAAAAGAATTAAATAATTCCTTAAAGCAATCCCCTAAGAAGGAGGTAGCAAATGGATAACAATACCGAAGCACCCGTAGATTCTACCCAAACGGATGACTCTATCGCAGAGGTTAGTCAAACAGAAGATGCTTTGCTGGCTGACATTGTACGGAACTCTGATTTCGTAGAATCTCTACCCAATGAGCAAGTGCCTGAGTTAGACACGGACGAATCAGATTCAGAAGACCCAATGGAATCTGAAGAAGCCGATAGCGAAGAAGTTGAAGACGAGACTGAAGAATTAGAAGAAGACACGGACGAAGAAGATGCTGATGAAGAATCCGCTACCGATGAACCTGATGTGTATGCTACTGATGATTTAGATCTAGAAGCAAAAGTTGTTGTCAAAATTGATGGCGAACATACTGAAGTTTCTTTTGGTGACCTTATCAAAGGTTACTCTACTGAACAACATCTTTCTAAGAAGGGTCGAGAACTCGGTGACGCAAGAAAACAATTAGAAGAGGAGTATCAGGAAAAGGTTGGAGAAATCCAAACCTTATCTAAAGCCTCAGCAGCTATTCTATATTCAAATGAACAAGCTCTTTCTAAAGAGTACCATTCTATCGAAGCTCAAATTGAAAAAGCTCGTGAAGATGGTGATACCTACGAAGTTAACGAACTCAAAGATAAACGAGAACAAGTTCAGAAAAACTATTGGAATGCACGTAATCAACGTGAGACATTAGTAAAAAGTCTTCAAGAAACAGAAGAGCAGCAAGTAACAAAAGAGTGGCAGGAACAACTGTCTTACTTTAATGAAACTATCCCTACTCTTATTCCTGACTTTAATGAAGACACTGCAACTGCAATTAGGGCATTTGCTATTGAAGAAGGTATTTCTCCTGAAATACTAGACTCAATTGCTGATCCTATTATTGTTAAGTTTGTCGATGACTATCGTAGACTAAAACAAGGTATCACAAAAGGTACTGCTAAAAGGAAATCTACTCCTGCAAAGAAAGCCCCGCTTCGTAAAGCTAAGACTGAATCTAAGAAAAAACAAGATGCAGCTTCAGCCTTACGACAACGAGCTTTAAATCCAGACTCTTCTAACGAAGATCAAATGGACTTTCTAAGAGGACTTGCTGCACGATCATTAAATCTTTAATACCTTGGAGGTATAAATAATGACTAGCACTCTTGGTGTACGCGGAACTGGTGGCCCACAGGGACCAGCTCGCGGAACTGGCAAAGATGTCTCACAGCGTGAGGATCTAGCTAACTTTATCACAATGATTACTCGTGATGAAACCCCTTTCATGTCTTCAATTGGCAAGGCAAAAGCAACAGCAATCTACCACGAATGGCAGACAGATCAACTGGATACTCCAGGTTCATCTCGTATTGCTGAAGGTACTGACTATATCGAACCAGCCGTAGCTGGTGGTACAGGCACACCTGCAGTTGGTGATCGTTTTGCACGTACTGGCCCATACCGTACACGGTTGGGTAACTACACTCAAATCAACGGTAAGACAATTGCTGTATCAGGCACACGCCGCGCAGTAGATCAAGCCGGTGTTGCAGATGAATATGCATACCAGTTAAAAAAGCGTGGTACTGAGCTTCGCCGTGACGTTGAACATGATATGATTCATTCATTTAACACATCAGCTGCTGTTGGCGTACAGGGTAACACTGCACGTTCAGCTGGTGGTTATCAGTCATTCATTAACTCAGGCGATACTGTAGTATACGCAGGTCAGTGGGCGGCTCCGGCTACTGTTTCTGATGGTACTCAAGTAACCCGTTCATCTTTGACAACAACTGCTGCACCTACTAAAGGTTCTTTGACACTTACAGATATCGATGCTGTTATGCAAAAAATCTATGAGCAAGGCGGTAAGGCTTCTAAAGTCATGTTGTCTCCAAAACTACGCCGTGATTTCTCTGACCTTATGGTTGGTGCTACTGGTGTACAGCGGAACATTGATGAGTCAGGCAAGCTTCGCCAGTCAGTAGATGTATACATGTCAGACTTTGGTGATCTTATGGTAGTTCCTAACTACATCATGGGTCTATCAAACGCAGTACAGTTCATTAACTCAAACGGTACACCTGCAAACCTTGCAGCAACTACTGAAGTTAAAGACTTCTCTGCATTGATCTATGATCCAATGTGGTTCAACGTTGCTACCCTGCGTCCAATGCAGGAAGTAGACGTAGGACAAAAAGGTGACTCTACTGTCGGCATGATGGTTGAAGAGACCACACTTGAAGTCCGTAACCCACTTGGTTGTGGTGCTATCTACGGTCTTAACTAGGCTATTGTTAGGGGAGGCTTTCGGGCTTCCCCTTTCTTTTTTGTAGGAGATAAAAATGAAAATTTGTCCAGATTGCCCATCACCATCAGCGTGTATGTCAGCAGGGAAATGTATGAAGAGTAAACAAAACCCTGCGTATAAAGCAATGGGTGGCAACGTTGCAGGTTACTACAACAAAGGCGGTCCAGTTATTGGATGTGCTCCATCTTCAAATAACCCAAGTAAGAAAAACAAATAAATTAATAGGAGTAAAGTAAATGCTAGTTATTCAAACTGCTAACGGGAATACTTACCCCGCAGAAACATGTGTGTGGCGTACAGAACAAGTCGCAAGTGGCGGTTATCGTCTTACACACTTTGATATTCATAGCCCAAATGTAAGTACTTCGGGTACAGGTACTGCAGCCCCGACAGGAGCACAGTTAGGCTATATCGGAAAGTCAGGTCGTTTTGTAGCATATACAGAACCCGCCGCTTAATTAAGTAGGAGAGGACATGAGTAAAGAAACAGACTTTAAATTCTATAGTCAAACTGTAGGAGCCAAAGAAGGTATTCAGGCTGGTTTTGATCTTCAAAGTGGAGATTGGCAAGCCGTACAAGATATTTCAAAGTATAAGGAAGCAGCAAAACTTCAGCGAGATAAGGAAGCGTATTATGGTAAAAGCAATAATGGATACCGTAAAATGGCAACTATTCCTGACATTGTAGCTATTAAGATTCTTGAAGATCATAAACTAGACTTACATGATCCAGCTTTTATGAGAGATCCTAATAACCTTAAAAAATTAAAAACTATCTTAGTTACAGAATACTCCGATTTGGTAATTAATACTTAATTAGGAGGCCAAGAATGGCATTAACATACACAGAACTTGTTGCATTAGTGCGAGACTGGTCTAATAAGGATTCTACAGTTCTTTCAGATGCGAGAATAAAAGACTGTTTACGATATGCAGCAGATAAAGCCTACCGTAAACTTCGCGTATTACCTCTTGAAAACACAAT